TAATGATGCTTCATTTTATATAAACGAAGGACTACAACTTAGAATTCCATCTAATCTATCTCAAATTTTAAATGATTTAGAAAAGATAAATAAATAAATAATGTCGTTTCCATTTATAGCACCTTTGAAACCTTGGATTAAAACTAAATTAGAAAATAGGGAAAAATTTTCCTATGAAGAATTTAGACTATCTCCATTTGTCATTTTATCATCGGGTGCAACTGTTACAAAGGCAAGTAGTTCTAATATTAAATCTGTTATTAAAACGGGTACATACGAAGGTAATTCCTTTAGAGGCTGTGTTGTATCAAATCAAAGTGAATTTTCAAAGTTGTATCAAACATCCAATTCCATATTGGGTTATGATTTAGATGGAAAACCTATTACAATTGAAGGAGAAACAAATAGAAAGATTTCTACCCCAATAATTGAATCGGTTGAAATTGATACGGATGGTGGAAACAATACATTAAAAAGTGCAAGAGTTAAAATCAAATGCTTTTCATTGAAGCAATTGGAAATGTTTGACCTTTTCTTTTTAAGACCATCTATGAATGTTATATTAGAATACGGATGGAATACAGATATAGTTGGTAAAACCAATATAGATTCTCTATTATTTGCAAAAAAGAAATCGGAAGATTATATAAAAGCATTTGCCGAATTATTTGATGATGCTAAAGTTGCCAAAACTACTTATTTGGATAATTTAGTAAAGACGGATGGTAACTACGATTATATGGCTGGAAAGGTTACCGATTTCAATTACAGCCCATCCGAAGATGGTACATATGATATAGATTTAGAAATATCCGCTGGAAACGAATTACAATTATGGATGCCAATGAAGCAATCTAATAATAATTCGCAGGTAGGGAAAAAAAGTAAGAATCCGGAAGCACCATATAATACGTGGTTGAGAAAAATTGCAGCAGATTTTAATTTACCCGGAATGCTATCATTATCTGAAAAAGATTGGAAGCCTGAATTTTTCAATTGGGATATGATGAACGCTAAGGAAAAAGATAAAGTAGCATCATATGATAGCTATATATCTTTTAAATTGATATTAGAACTACTTCAGAATTCTCAAATATTTAAAGCTAATAAAGATAAAATTAAAATAAATTATTATTTGGATTCAGCTAAAACCCAACCAATTATACCAATGAATTCTAATGAATTTATGGTTTCATCTTCGGAGGATATTATAATACCAAATAAAATACCTAAATTCAAATTTTCAACTGACCCTAATAAGAAAAACGTATTGGTTATAGCTGGTATAGGGGAAGATTGTAAAGTGAATGATAAGATGTTTAATAAAACAAAAATTGATAAGTTATATGCCTTAAATGGTATCGATTATCCAATGGATTCTACAAAAACTTATGGTAATTTATTAAACTTATTTTTTAGATATGAATCTGTATTAAATGCATATAATCAATCATTTACTCAAGCCGATTTTATAAACGCCATATTGGGGATGGTTAACGATAATACATACGGATTGTGTAAGTTGGAAATAATGACAACATCGGATACTTCGGATGTTGGTGGTAAATTATTACAAATAATGGACTATAAATTATTTACAAAAGCACCATCTGATATTCAGAATCAAAAGCCATATAGATTCAAAGTAGGACCAGTTGGTGGCATTGTAAAAGAATTTAACTTTTCAATGGAATTGAGTACATTGGCTCAAGCACAAGCACTATATCAATCCCAATTGAATTTAAATAGTATATTAGCAGGAGAACAATTCGTAAGTGGTTCGGATGCACAATTGAAAGATGATGCATACACATTATTTGATATGTCTTATGCAAAAAATGCAGATGGTTGGTTTTCTATAAATGAAGTTGAAAAAGCAATCGTTATACAATCTGCAAAAAATAATAAGAAAAAAACTGAAACATTTGGTGTAAAGGCTGATGAACCAAAAGTTGATTCCGATGTGGAAGTTGAAAATTTGGAAGAAGTTATTAAGAAAAAATCCGTTAAGTTTAAAGTTAAACAAAATGGTAAAGATACCATTAAAACATATATATTCTTAGACCAAGGGGTAATTAAAGAAAAAATAGGGCAAGAAGAAAAAGGTTCGGCTTTAACATATTTGGATGTAACATTATCAATAGATGGAATGGCTGGATTAAGTTGTGGTGAATATTTTCAAATAGATGGTATACCTGAAATATATAATAGAAATGGTATATTCCAAATTACAAATGTAAAGCAAGGTATAGATGAAAGTGGTTGGAAAACTACGATAGAAGCTGGATATAGAGTAAATGTTGAAGCAGTTTTACCAAAAACATAATTATGTATAAAGATTTAATAAAAGATAATCAATCGTTTTCATTACAAACTCCAAAAACAATAGTCCCTAAACCATCTAATAATGATTATGCATCGGCATATTTGGTTAGATACTTCATTCAGAGAGTTAGTGATGATAATGGATTTGTTTATGAAATTTCGGAATCCGAATATGAAAGCTATTTTGAAAATCCATATTGGATAGTAGCTACTATGAGATGGAGAATATCCGGTCCTTTAAATATGGTATATGATTCAAATGGTAATTTAATAGATAAGGGTGTAATTGAATCGAACAAATCATCTTTATCGATAGTTTCTTTGAAAATTAAAAATATTTCATTATATTTACCAAACTTAAAACAATTTCATAAATAATGAAGCACGTTACCCAAACTGAAGCTGAAAACTTATTACACGATTGGAAATACAAAGGATATGCAATTGTGGATTTTCTTACTGAATCTGAAGTAGATGAAATAATTGCTGAATTGGATAGATTACGAATTAATAGAAATCAATCCGATACAAAGTGGGGAGAATACGAACCATATATGCATCCACATAAAGAATCGGAATTAGTTAATAAGATGTTAGCACATCCAAAAGCCATTGAGATGATGGAATTATTATTTGGTTCAGAAGTACAGGGTGTGCAAACGTGGGCATATTTTAAACCATCTGGCGAATTGGGTAGAGATGCACATCAAGATGGATTCTATTCACAAGCGGGTTGGAATAAAATTGCAAACATATCAATATCATTAGACCCATCCGATGAGAGTAATGGTGGATTATGGGCATACGAAGGTTCGCACTACTTACCATTATTGGATATCGAAGTTGATGAGGAGAGAGTTAAAACAAACCCAGGCAATTGGAGAAACGAAAGAGGTAAAGCATCTAAGATGCCCGAAGGACATAATTTCCCAAAAATATATGCTACACTTAAAAAAGGACAAGCGTTTTTAATTCATTCTCATTTAGTACATGGTTCTGATACTAATACGGGTAAAAATTCGAGATATTCCATTTTAAGTGGATATATGGTTAAAGGCGGTTTCCTTAGACAAGGAGAGCATATGAAAAGAGAACCAATCGATATTTACGATTTAAGACAAAAATATTGGGGAGAATAGTTTTGTAAATTCAAAAAATTTTATTATCTTTGTAGGGTATGAATCTAATAGAAACAAATAAAGCCCTACTATCGTTTTATAACGACAATCATTCAGTTGTATTGGCTGTTCCTATATGGAGTTCACCCAGAGCACACGAATATGATACATCGATTTCGTTTTTGTATCTTAGAACCAACGATTCCGATTATATTATAAACTTTAACCATATAGATGCACAAACGTGTAATTTGATTAAATTTGATAAACTTATTTCAAACGATACATTGGTTTTCGGCAATCGTTATTTAGATACTAAAGGACTCGATTATGAGTGGGTTTATTTTGAAGAGTATGGTAAACCCTTCATACTCAATGAGTTCGCTGAGGAGGTTTATAAGGGGTACAGAAGCGATTTTAAATATCTAAATGATTGTGTACCCATAATGAGATGGTACGAAGTTCTAAGACGAATCCCCATCATATCAGAAATCAAACATTGGTATAGATTATATTCAGATTCCATCAAAACATTGGGGAGGCTGGAGGGGGCTGGGGTGAAAGTCGAAGAAGAAAAATTTATTGATAGATTTCATTTCAATAAAGAGTATTTACCAAACGGATTTGCTTACACCAAATACAATCCATATACGGTAACAGGTAGACCGAGCAATCGCCATCTTAATGTGAATTGGGCTGCGATGAATAAATCAGATGGTAGTAGAGCCAATGTGGTGAGTAGGTTTAAGGGGGGTACTCTACTTCAATTCGATTACGAGTCCTATCACATCCGTATCATCGGTAAAATGGTGGGATACGAATTCCCAAATGGTGAAACTGCGCACGAACACTTATCAAAATATTATGGGGTTACGACAGAAGAATCGAAGGCTCTATCATTTAAATACCTTTATGGTGGTTTGGATGAATTTGCTAAGGGGATTCCATTCTTTCAAAAGGTAGATGAGTACATCAAATCCGTTTACCAAAAGTTCATAATTTCGGGCCGTTTGACGACTCCTCTATATAAGAGGGAAATTCCGTTTGAACGAATCGAAGCGGCGAATGAACAAAAGGTATTTAACTATTTACTTCAGGCGTTGGAAACTGAAATGAATTATAAGAAGATTGAGGAAGTGCTACTATATTTGAGTGGGGTAAGTTCAAAAATGATTTTATATACATACGATGCGTTCTTAATTGATGTACATCCATCGGAAAGAAATTCGGTATTAAGAGATTTAAAGCAAATATTAGAGAAGGGTGGGTTTCCTGTCAAATCGTATGAGGGAACAAATTACGATAATTTAGAGGTTATAAAATAAAACTTTATATTTATATCATATAATTATATAGGAACAAATACAAAATAAATAATGACTCCAAATTTCGAAGAAATATTATTGGAATTAAGTTACAGAATACCAGAAGGAATAGTTGATTTAACTAACGAAGAACATCTAAACGAACTTATCAATATATTAGAAGAAAATGGTGTGTCTAACGCTAAAGGTTTAGCATTGGAAGCCAAACAAAGTTTAGAAAAATTATTATCTACAACATTTAAAAACCCTGAAACGGGAAATTTAGTAAAAGTAGATAGTGCTCTAAGATACAAAAAATCATCACAAGCCTACAAGATAGCTAATAGTATGCTTGATAAGGGTGGATATAGTGAGGATGATTTAACAACAGTGGATGCTGGACCCGATGATGAGGAAAAGCCTAATGTATTTGGTAAAGATAAAGGGGGTAATGTATTTCCATCCAAACCTAAACCAAAAGTTTCTACAAAACCCGCTACAACTAATGCAGATGGTTTGAATTTAAAGGCAGATGAAGTATCAAAAAGAACAGCCGCTTTATCGCAAGTTATTCAAAAAGATTTTACAACTGAATTAAAGAAGAGTTTAGGAGATAGAGGTATAAAAACTTTGGTGGCTGGATTTGAAAAAATGATATCAGGCCAAAAGGTTAATGCACAGGAAAAGGATTTACTACAAAAGTTTGTAGCATTCAAAGATAAAGAAGGTGAAGCTACATTATATATAGCAAACGTAACACCTGGTGAGTTTAAAAAGCATAAAAAGGTTGAGTTTGGTGCTACAAAAAGAGAAGCCCTTAAACAATTATCACAATCGTTTGGCTTACAAACTACAAAAGCACAAGAAGGTGCATTGGGTAAAAAGGAAGTTGTAGCAAATAAAATAACAAAAGCTAGAAAAACTATTAGTGCCGATAAGGGTAAGGATGGTTCTATTACGTTGGAAGGAGTTGTACATAAGCCAATTTCTATACCAAAAGAAAAAGATTTGGCATTAGAGCTTAATAAATTGGGAATACCAAATGCTCAAATTGAAGCCAAAACAGCCATTGCTGCTCTAAGAAGATATAATAAACAATTAGAAATGATGACAACTGCCGGTAAATTTGAGGTAGTTGATTTTGGTGATACATCTACACCCGAAGGAAGAGTTAAAACATTTGATAATGTTAAAAAACTTTACACAAATAAGTTTTCAGAATTGTTTCAAAGAAACGGAGCTATAACTAAAGAACAAAAAGCTATTTTAGATAAATTTAATAGTATTAAGTTTAATCAAAACGGAAGTAATCCTAATTTTGAAAAAGAAGTAGATGATGTATTAGGTGCAATGACTCTTAATAAAGATTTTAGAACCGCTGTACCTGATTTATTGGAAGTATTAGTATTTGCAAAAATGCTAGGTAGAGGTTATCATGCATTCTTACCATCATCTGAAACATTTAAGGTATCTGATGTAATAGCATTTAAAGAACCAAATTTAAAATTATCCAAAAATGGTAATGTTGCTAAGTCAATTGCTGATAATTTTAAAATGATTAAAACCTCAATGGTGTTAGTTGGTGGTCAAAGTGTTAAATTTGCAGAAGGTGGAGCAGGTCAAAGTGATTCTAAAGTAGAACAAACAGAATATAGACATCCAGAAACAAAGGTAGTACTACAAAATTTATTAAGTACACATCAATTTGTATATGGAAAGAGTAAAGATGGTAAATACCCACCATCTACCCAAGATGTTGCAAAAAGAGAAAAGCAAATAATGTTTCATTTAGATTGGGCAGTAAAAAATAATATCATTTCAAAAGATGAATATAAAGGTATTATGGAAATGGCTGATAGACAATCTGAAAATGCATTCCAAACTGCTATGAGAAATGGAGTAGGACCTTTTTCAGAATCAGAAAAAGCTGAATATAAAAAATTATTAAGATTGCATACATTATCCGGAGCATCTGTTCAAGCTATAAATAACAACGATACCGATTTTAATTATTTCTCAAATGAAAGAAGTAAAGTTAATGAGAAAACAGGTGTAGTTGTTAATGAGGAGTTGGATGGTATTATTAAAAAATGTTGTATGGGATGGTCTTACAACCCAGGTTTTAAATTTAGTTCGTTTGGCGGTAAAAAATGGATGACACCAAATAATGTTAACCCATCGCATATAGTGTCGTGTGATAAAAAAAGAAGATAATAAAAAATGAATACACAGCTTTTATGTTTATTTACATATAGAAATGAATTAGATACATCGTTAGAATTTGTATTAAAAAACTATACACTTATAAATCCTAATATATTTGTATTAGAAAGTAAGGCTACCGAAAATGATTTGTTTATAACATACAATGTAGAGAAAGGGTCTGCTCCAATAGATTCTCAATGGAAAACTATATTGGTGCATAGAAAGAAACAATCAAATACAATTTATACAATCAATGCATTAAATGAAGTTATCAAATCTAAAACAGGCGGCCAATTGGATAATTCATATCAATTGGATTGGAATGAATTTAGAAATTGTATAATCACTACATCAAATTACGGATACAAAAAAATCCCTACCAAAGTTTACAAAAATTTAAATCTTAGTGATTTAAATATTGATACTTTTTAATTTGGAAATTCCGAATTAATTTATTATATTTGTACATCAAACAATTTAATAAATTATGAAGGATATTTACCAAGGACCAGTTTACGAATTCCTTATAAATGAAAGCCTTAACAATAGAATGGGTTGGGGTGGTAACGCCGGAAGTATCGATGGTATTTCGGATTACGACTTAAATAATTCTAGACGTGGTACTACATTTATGAGAGAATTTCTCATTGAGCAAAAACCATTTACAATTTTAGAAACGGGAACCAATTATGGTTCATTCAGTTACGTTTTATATGAAACATTAAACGATTTCAAATTATTCACATGCGATGCGCATTCCGATAATCAATCGATACGATGTGTAAACTTCATTAACGAATACTATGATGATAACAAAGTGTTTTATCAAAACATTAATAGTATTCAATTACTTACTCAATTAAACAATACAGGAATCAAAGTTGATTTAGCTTGGTTAGATAGTACTCACACATATGATATGCTATTAGAAGAACTGATGCTAACCAAATCATTACAAGCTAAGTTTATTATGATTGATGATTTTTGGACTCAAAAAGAATTACAAAATGCAGTATTGGATTTCGTAAGACAGAATCCAGAATATAGAATTTATTCATTTTCAAATATTAGAGAAAATGTGGGTTCTATTATAATCTTACAAAGAGTGGAAGCAGACAATTTAAATTTAGATAAATAAGTTATATGGCAGAAGAAATCAAAGCAGAATCGGCAATTCAATATTGCGAACACACATATCCTCAAACTTGTGAGGAATTCAAAAACATTTTAGATGAGATGTATGTTACGTTTTGTAAAAAACAACGTAATTATGGACCTGGAAATATTTCCGTAGGAACGGCATTGGAAACTAAAGATGATGTTAAGTTATCATTGACTGGATTGTGGTTTAGAATAAATGATAAAGTTCAACGTTTAAAACAATTAGTAGTATTAGGTCAACCAGATGAGGTAGGTGAATCGATTCAAGACACTTATGAAGATTTATCGGTATATGGTGTAATCGCACAAATTGTTCAACGAGGTAAATGGGCAAAGTAATGAATTGGGATGAATACTTTATAAACATAGCTCAGCAAATCAAATTAAAATCCAAAGACCAAAAAACACAAATAGGTGTTGTAATAGTTGGTAAAGATAATGAAATTGTATCAACTGGGTATAACTCATTTCCGAGAGGTATAAACGATGATTTGCAAGAAAGACAAGAACGACCTGAAAAATATTATTGGTTTGAACACGCCGAACGAAATGCAATTTATAATGCAGCTAGAATCGGAGTATCTACTTTAGATACTACAATGTATATGACTTGTGATATCAGTTGTGCTGATTGTGCTAGAGCAATTATTAATGCTGGGATAGCTAATGTGGTATTTAGTAAAAGCGATAAACCTTGGAGAGAAGAATGGAAGCAATCAGCAGAACGTTCTATTCAGATGTTCAAAGAAGCTGGGATAGATGTGAAATACTTTGAAAAATAATTTGGAAATACCAAAAAAATACTCTATATTTGTAGAACAAAAAGATAAAAAGGTTATATTTAGATATAGGTAATATCGATACAACCTTAAACATTAAACAACAATTATTAACTTTAAAACGTAAGACAAATGGACATTTCATTAGCCTTGAAACGATTCAATTCGTTACAAAACACTTCCAAAAAATCAGACTCACTTTGGAAGCCAACACCGGGAAAACATCAAATTAGATTAGTTCCCTACAAATTCAATAAGGATATTCCGTTCATTGAATTATTCTTTCACTACAACATTAACAACAAAACTTATCTATCTCCAATTTCGTTTGGTAGACCTGACCCTATTGTTGAGTTTGCAGAAAAACTTAAACGTACAGGCGATACCGATGATTGGAAAGCAGGTAAGAAGATGGAGCCAAAATTAAGAACATTCGCACCCGTTATCGTAAGAGGTAAGGAGAATGAAGGTGTTAAATTTTGGGGATTTGGTAAGACTGTTTATCAGGACATCTTAGGTTACATCGCTGACCCGGATTACGGAGATATCACCGACCCAATGAATGGTAGAGATATCGTATTAGAAATCACTTCAGCAGAAGAATCTAATGCGGCTTATCCAACAACAACAATTCGTGTTAAACCTTCTCAATCAAAAGTAGCCGATACAGCAGAGGGAATTCAAAGTGTTTTGGAAAACCAAAAGGATATTACTGAATTATATTCAGAGTTATCTTACGCTGAATTAAAAGGTGTATTAGAAAATTGGTTAAACCCATCTGCGGCTGTATCAACTGATGATGTAGTTGAAGAATTAGAAGCTCCTAAACAAGCTCCTAAAGCACAACCACAACCATCGGCAGACTTAGGTGGAACTACCGAAATCGGAGATTTACCTTGGGAAACTGAAGCACCTGTGGCACCAAAAGTAGCAGCACCAAAAGATGATGTAGCATCGGCATTCGATGATTTATTCAACAACTAAAATTAGGTTACAATGGCCAAAAGAGAAGAAGATTTAGCGAGTATCCTCGCCGATTCTCTAAACAAACAAAATAAGGATGGTAAGATTGCCTATTTCTTAGATGATGATGGGGGTGATGCTCCTACCAACGTTAAGGATTGGCTATCTACGGGTAACGCAATGTTAGACGTAGCAATTTCGAATCGCCCTTATGGTGGTTTGCCGGTTGGTCGTATTAGTGAGATTACGGGTTTAGAGCAGAGTGGAAAATCTCTGCTCTCCGCCCATCTCTTAGCAGAAACCCAAAAGAAGGGTGGTGTTGCAGTACTAATCGATACGGAAACCGCAGTAAGTAGAGAATTTTTAGAAGCAATTGGAGTAGATATCTCAAAACTACTTTACGTTTCAGTTGATACTGTTGAAGGTATCTTTGAAGCATGTGAAACAATTATTGAGAAAGTAAGAACGGGTGATAAAGATAGATTAGTTACAATCGTAGTAGATTCAGTAGCAGCAGCATCTTCTAAGAAAGAGATGGAAGCTGATTATGATAAAGATGGTTACGCAACTGATAAAGCTATTATCATTTCGAAAGCAATGAGAAAAATTACCAATATGATTGGTAGACAATCGATTGCACTTATATTCACAAATCAATTAAGACAGAAAATGAACGCAATGTTTGGTGACCCGTGGACAACATCGGGTGGTAAAGCATTAGCATTCCACGCATCTGTTAGATTGAGATTAAAGAGTATGGGACAATTGAAAGTTGGTGATAGAATCGTTGGTATCAAAGTTCGTACACAAGTTATTAAAAATAGAATGGGGCCACCATTAAGACACGCAGATTTTGATATCTACTTTGATAGAGGTATTGATAATTATGGTGGTTGGTTAGCCGTAATGAAAGATGCAAAAATCGTAAAGCAAGCAGGAGCTTGGTACGAATACATCGATATCGATACGGGTGAAATTTCTAAATTCCAATCTAAGGATTTCGCTAAGATGTTAGAGAATGAGGAATTAAAAGACCAAATCTATCGTAGAATTTGCGAGGCAACAATTTTATTATACAAAAACAATTCGAATTCGGAAGAAGTTGAAGTTACAACGGACGGAGCAAATGAGTCAGATTAACAAAAAGTATTTAGATATACTAAAACAAATAGATGAAGAACATAAAGGTTTCGGTGATTTACATCGTAATTCAAAAACCTTAGTTATTGATGGTCTTAATACCTTCATTCGTTCTTGGTCAACTGCACCAAATCTCAATGATAATGGTGACCACATTGGAGGAATAGTCGGTACTTTAAAAAGTATCGGCTACGCCATCCGTCTTATTAACCCCACACGAGTTGTAGTCGTATTTGATGGTAAGGGGGGTTCAAATAGCAGAAAAGAAATATACGCAGGATACAAATCCGAAAGAGGTAAGAATAAAATCAAAATGAGATTAAATCGTGCCGCTACCGTTGAAATGAATCCTGAAGAAGAGAGTATCTCAATGAAACGTCAAATGACAGCATTGGGAGAACTCCTATCTGCTTTACCCGTAACTATTATGATTTATGATGGAATCGAAGCTGATGATGTTATGGCATATATTGCTACCACATTAAAGCAAGAGAATGAAAAGGTGGTTATAATGAGTTCGGATAAAGATTTTCTTCAATTGGTAAACAAAGATGTGAGCGCATATTCGCCATCTAAGAAAAAGATTTACACAATCGATGAGGTAAAAGAAGAATATGGATTTCATCCACATAATTTCATTAATTTCAGAATGATTGATGGTGATAAATCGGATAATGTAGAAGGTATTACGGGCTTAGGAGCAAAAACGATTATTAAAGCATTTCCTATATTAACTGAAGAAACTGTTCATACAACCGAATCTATGTTGGAGTATATTGAAACTCTACCAAAGAAATCAAAAGCGCATGATTTATTTCAGAATAATTTGGAAATCTTAAAAAGAAATCGTAAATTGATGCAATTATCGGAGCCAGAGTTTAGTGGTAATCTACGTTTGAAAATAATGGATAGATTTGATGAACCAACTCCGAAGTTTGATAAGCATTCGTTTTTAAAGTTAGGATTAAAGCATCGTATGTTAGATGCATTCCCAAATATTAACGATTGGTTACAATCAACATTTTCACATATAAGTAAATTTTAAAAATAAGTTATGGCAGACAAAGTAGCACAACCAATTGGAGATAGAGTTCTCCTAAAAGAAGTAGAACAACAAAACGATAGAACCGCAGGTGGTATCATTATTCCAGATAGTGCAAAATTGGAAGATGTAAAGCGTGCGGAAGTAATCAAAGTAGGACCTGGTATTTACACACAAAGTGGAACATTAATTCCAATGAGTGTAAAAGAAGGGGATGAAGTAATTTTACCACCATACCACCAAGGTAATGAGGTTAAAATCAATGGAGAAAAATATACCTTACTAAGAGAATCAGAAATCTTAATGGTATTAAAATAATTTTTAAATTAAACATGGAGAAAAACTATGAAGTGTATTAAAGTAATTAAAGCAGCAAAATCCTATGAATTAGGTGATATTCGCAGAGTAGATAACGCAGAAGCGGATATTAAAGTAAGTACGGGCTATTGGGCATTCTGTCCAAAATCGGAATGGAAACTTGCAACTCGTAAACCAAAGAACGACCAAGCCACCGACCAAGCCACCGACCAAGTTAAGGTTAAATCTAAAAAACAATTAAAGAAACAAAAAGCTGAAGCATAATGGAAGCAGTAGATACATTAACCAAATATGGCCAATCGTATCAATCTAAAGTTGTAGCTTCTCTTATATCAGATGCAAAGTTCTTAGAACAGGTAACTGAAATAACTAAACCAGCTTTTTTTGAATCACAAGCCAACCAATGGATTATTGGAGAAGTTCAAAACTACTTCAATGAATTCCGTACAATTCCTACTATGGAAGTGTTTAAAATAAAGGTAGGCGAAGTTGAGGATAAAGTACTAAAGCAGACCGTAGTTGAACAATTAAAAAATGTTTACTTACAAGTTGGTTCTGAAGATTTACCTTATGTTAAGAAAGAATATCTTACATTTGCTAAAAATCAAAAAGTTAAAGATGCCCTTCTAAAATCGGTAGATTTACTCAAAGCAGGAAACTACGACAAGATTATAGATACAATGATGGCAGCATCCAAAGTCGGTGTAGAAAACGATTTAGGATTAGATTACATCGATAATTTCGAATTGATTATGGAAGATGTCAAACGAAATTCAGTATCGACCGGATGGGAAGTTATTGATGAGTTAATGGATGGCGGATTAGGACCAGGCGAATTAGGAGTTGTAATGGCGCCATCCGGAATTGGTAAGAGTTGGTTCTTATCAAAGATAGCTTGTTCAGCGGTTCAAAAAGGATTAAATGTGTTACACTATACTTTGGAATTATCCGAAAGTTATGTAGGACAGAGATACACTACAATCCTTACGGGTATCCAAACATCCGAACACAAAGAACGTAAAGATGAAATTGTTCGTAAGATTAAGAATACGCCGGGTAGAGTTCGTATCAAATACTATCCACCACAATTCGCATCTTCAAAAACCTTATCAGCTCATATCGAAAAGTTAAGAGCAAGTGGATTCAATCCAAATTTAATCATTATCGATTATGCTGATTTGTTAAAATCTGGCAATAGTAGAGATGGTTTGTATGCCGAATTGGGTGGTATATATGAAGAACTTAGGGGTTTAAGTGGTGAAACGGGCATTCCAATTTGGACAGCAACACAAACAAATAGAGCAGCAATTGACCACGAGGTTATTCAAGCGGATTCGGTTGGAGATTCGTATAAAAAAGTTCAAACCGCCGACTTTATTATGAGTGTTAGTAGAAAAACAAAAGATAAACTATCAAACACAGGCCGTATTCACATCGTTAAGAATCGATTTGGGCCTGATGGTATGACTTTCCCTGCTAAAATTGATACATTCCACGGAGTTATGGATGTGTTTGCTGCTAATTCGGCTGATGGTGTTATAGCTACCAAAGACTCTAAAAACGGAGAGAATTTAGAGAAAAAATTATTACACAAAAAGTATGTAGAGAATATGGGATAACCGAAAAAATGTCATATAAAGTTTTCTAAAGAAAAGAGAAAATTTTAATTTTTGATGAATAGTTATACCTACAACTCTAACAAAAAATTTATATAAGATGAGCAAATTATTTACAGAAAGAATCCCATTCAAACCATTTGAATATCCGGATTATTATAACGAAGGATGGTTGAAGCAAATGCAAGCATTTTGGTTACATACGGAAATTCCAATGCAAGGTGATGTTAAGGATTGGAATGAAAATCTATCCGCATCCGAAAAGCATTTGGTTGGAAATATTCTTTTAGGATTTGCGCAAACCGAATGTGCAGTATCAGACTATTGGACAGGTATGGTTACTAAATGGTTTCCAAAGCATGAGATTAGACAAATGGCAATGGCATTTGGTTCACAAGAAACAATACATTCAGTTGCATATTCTTACTTAAATGAAACATTAGGATTAGATGATTTCGCAGGCTTTATGCATGATGAAGTTATGAAAGAAAGATTCGAATTACTAACAAATACAACCGCAGATTGGAGTCCTAAAGATTTACAAACAAATCATAAGGCTAGAGTTGAGGTCGCTCGTTCACTTGCTATCTTTTCTGCATTTGCAGAAGGTGTAGCATTGTATTCTTCATTCGCTGTATTGTATTCATTCCAAATGAGAAATCTCCTAAAAGGAATCGGTCAACAAATGAAGTGGAGTGTAAGAGATGAATCGTTACACTCAAAAATGGGTTGCCAATTATTTAGACATATGTGCGATGAATATCCTGAATTATTGGAAGAAGCTAAATCGGATATTTACAAAGCAGCTGAAATCATTAGAGATTTAGAGCATAAATTCATTGATAAAATTTTTGAAATGGGCGATTTGGATAATCTTAAAAAAGATGACCTAAAAGAATTTATCTCAAAAAGAGTAAATGAAAAATTAGCAGAATTAGGTTACAATCCAATTAAAGGAGGAGATGATTACTTTGAATTTGATGAAGTAAAAGCATCCGAATTAGATTGGTTCTATCATCTTACAGGAGGAGTTACACACACCGATTTCTTCGCAATGAGACCAACGGATTACTCAAAAGCAGGAGAAGGTGAAAATTGGGATGATATATTTTAAATTATAAGTTATGAAAAATTACGGAGAAGAATACGGATGGGAAGTGGATGTTGATTTCCCATCGTGGGGAAACAATGAGATATATGTAAAAACTATATCCAAAACATATTTACAGGCTGGCGAAAAGCCAAAAGATGCATATTGGAGAGTTGCTACGGCAGTTGCTAAGAGATTGGATAAACCACAAATGGCAACAAAATTCTTTGATTATATTTGGAAGGGGTGGCTATGTTTGGCAACGCCGGTACTATCCAACACAGGCACCGATAGAGGTTTACCAATCTCTTGCTTCGGTATCGATGTGGGTGATAGTGTTTATGAAATTGGTTCAAAGAATTTAGAACTAATGTTATTGGCAAAGCATGGTGGTGGTGTTGGTATTGGAATCAATATGATACGACCAGCAGGTTCTAAAATCACCGGCAACGGAACATCCGATGGTATTGTACCATTTGCTAAAATCTACGATTCTACGATACTTGCAACCAATCAGGGTAGTGTTCGTAGAGGAGCAGCATCGGTAAACATTAAAATTGAACATAAGGATTTTGAAGATTTCTTAGAAATTAGAGAACCGAAGGGAGATGTAAATCGCCAATCGCTTAACTTACACCAATGTGTTGTGGTTAGTGATAGATTTATGAAGAAAGTTGAAGAAGGTGATTCTGAAGCTAGACGTAAGTGGGGTAAGTTACTTCAGAAACGTAAAGCAACGGGTGAACCTTACATTATGTATAAGGGGAATGTAAACAAACAAAATCCCGAAATGTATAAGAAGAACGGATTAAAAGTTCATATGACTAACATTTGTTCTGAAATAGTTTTACATACCGATGAGCAACATTCATTCGTTTGTTGTTTGAGTTCTTTAAACTTAGCAAAATACGATGAGTGGAAAGATACCGACTTAGTTTACACATCTACTATTTTCTTAGATGGTGTATTGGAAGAGTTTATCCAAAGAGCTAAGAATATGAAAGGATTTGAGAATTCAGTTCGTTCAGCAGAAAGAGGTAGAGCATTAGGATTGGGTGTATTGGGATGGCACACTTACTTACAACAAAAGGGATTGCCATTTGAAGGATTACAAGCACAATTCGAAACTCGTAAGATTTTCTCTCAATTAAAGATTGAATCTGAAAGAGCAAGTAGAGATTTAGCAAATGAATATGGCGAACCACTGTGGTGTAAAGAGAGTGGATTCAGAAACACACACCTAAGAGCGGTAGCACCTACTGTATCAAACTCTAAATTGAGTGGTAACGTAAGTAGTGGTATCGAACCTTGGGCAGCTAACGTATTCACCGAACAAACATCAAAAGGTACATTTATCCGTAAGAATCCAGAATTAGAAAAAGTATTAAAGAAGATGAATAAAAACACCAAAGAAGTATGGGATAAAATACTCGCAGATGGTGGTTCGGTACAAGATTTGGAATTTTTAGATGATTGGTGTTTCTCACAAGGAAAATTAGTTGAATGTAAAGAAGTATCGATTGATGAAAGAGCACATAGATGTAGTTCAGTTAAAGATGTATTCAAAACATTTAAGGAAATTAATCAGTTAGATTTGGTAAGACAGGCTGGTGTAAGACAACAATATATCGACCAAGCAGTTTCTCTAAACTTAGCATTTCCTGCAACAGCCGAACCAAAGTGGATTAATCAAATCCATATGGAAGCGTGGAAGCAAGGCGTTAAGACTCTTTACTATATGAGAACCGAATCGGTATTGAGAGGTGATATAGCAGCAAGAGCAATGGATGAGACTTGTGTAAGTTGTGAAGGTTAAACTAATTAAAAATCAATATTATGAGTAGTAAGTTTTTTAGTAATAAGAATGATAAAAAGGCAATAGCTTCGAAAGGAACTAAAACCTCTCAAACTAAAATAGTACCAAAACAAAATCAGATTAAGAAATCCGGCAGAGGTAAATAATAAATTTTATGGCAGAAAATCAATCTACAAAATTCAAAGAATTGACAGAAAAAATTAGAGAAGAAAAAACTGATAAACCAAAAGGACCTATTAAGTTCCAAATTCAGTTAAATGAAGAACAAAAAGAAGCTAAAGAAAAGATTTTAAATAACGCCATAACAATCCTAAGTGGTAAAGCCGGAAGTGGAAAAACACTTTTAGCATGTCAAGTAGCATTAGATATGTTATTTAAAAAGACGGTAAATAAAATCATTATTACTCGTCCTACTGTAAGTAAAGAAGAGATTGGTTTCTTACCCGGCGATTTAAGAGAAAAGATGGAGCCGTGGATGCAACCAATTTATTCTAACTTTTATCAATTGTATAACAAAGAAAAAATTGATAAGATTTTAGAAAGTGGACAAGTGGAAATCGTTCCCCTTGCATTTATGAGAGGTAGAACATTTTTAGATTCGTTTATTATCGTAGATGAGGCTCAAAACTGTACAAACGACCAAATGGAAATGATTACATCTCGTTTGGGTTTAAGAAGTAAAATGGTTGTATGCGGTGATACACAGCAAGTCGATTTAAAATATAGAGGAGATAGTGGATTTAAATTCTTATTATCAGCTGCAAAGAAGATTAAAGATATGGATTCACAAACATTATTAACAAATCATAGACATCCGGTTGTAGACTCCTTATTGGATGCATATGATGATTTTAAAAATAAAACAAATGGTAACAGTTAAGAAATTTAGCGCAGCGTGGTGTGGACCATGTAGAGCATTAGCGCCCGTAATGAATGAAGTAAAAACACAATTTACAAACGTTGTGTTTGAAGATTATGATGTAGATGAGGCTTATAATGAAGCAACTAAATATGGCATTCGTTCAGTACCAACGGTAATCATTGAAAGAGATGGTAAAGAAGTTGAAAGATTTACAGGAACATCATCAAAAATGGCATATATTAACGCTATAAACGAAAATTTAAAGTAAAATATTTGTGATTCTCAAAAAAAAGTGTTATATTAGACGTATGTTAAGAGGAGAAGCGCATCCAATGCACAAATTAACTGAAGAGCAAATATTGCAAATCAGAGAACTATATAAAGTAGGTCATAGAAATATTAATGTTATTGCTAGGAACTACCGAGTATCTCCTGCTAACATCAAAAAAATAGTTACTAACCAAACGTGGACACATATGATTAAGTGGCCATATGAAAAGCAATAAGTTATGACTTCCGAAGAGCAAATCGAAGAGATTTTATTAGAAGCTCATTCTTATGGATTGTGGAAAGAAGTGTTAGATACAGCTAGCTCTATTATGGATAAAGACCCAAAGAGAGATAGAGTATCTGCGTTCGAAGAGGCATTCAATGAATGGGTAAAATAGTTATATGAAAGTAGAAGGAAAAGAATATTGCGATATATCCAAACTTTCAATAAGATTAGTAAGTAAAGATATAGCAAAAGATATCATCGTTAATAACCATTATAGTGGTATATGGACAAAGGTATCTTATGCTATTGGTTTGTTTTATGTTTCTAATGATGAACACAAATTCTTTGGTGGAGTAAACGAAAAACTTATTGGTGTAGCTTGTTATGGCGACCCAATTGGTAGACACTCCGGCGCATCCATTTCGGAACTATTAGATAGAACGGAAGTTTTAGAACTGACTCGTTTATTTGTATTTGATGGTTATGGTAGTAATATTGAAAGTTGGTTTGTTGGTAAAACCTTTGAATGGTTAAGAGAAAACGCACCACATATCAAAGCATTAGTATCATATTCAGACCCAAAGGTAGGGCATTTAGGGACTGTATATCAAGCAACGAATTGGATATATCAGGGTAATAAAATACGACCAAATGATAGCTGGAGTTTTAGATGGAGTGAAATTGATGAGTGGCATCATAGTAGAACTTCATACGTTAAGTATGGAACAAATGACCCAAAGATAATTCAAACAATGGTAACATCACCATTTTGGATTAAAAAAGAACCACGAAAGCATAGATATGTTTACATATTATTGAGTGGAAGAGAACGAAAAAAATTATTAAAATCATTAAAATACCCATCTCTACCATATCCAAAACTTAATGTGGATTTTGTGGAGGAGATAATTAAATTAGAGCCAATAAATTAAAGTTATGAAAGTAGAAGGCAAAAATTATTGTGATACTTCCAGAGTATATCTTTCACCAATATCAAAAGATATCGCGAAAGATATAATTGTAAAGAAACACTACACACACGCTTGGACAGCTTGTAGATATGCATTAGGTATATTTTATAAAATGGATGAAGTAAACGCAGTTGGTGAAAGTGATAAATTAATCGGATGTCTAATTTATGGATTTCCCGTAGGAGCTAGAGCATCCACATCAGTATGTGAGGGATTAACCAAAGATAACATTTTGGAATTGACTCGTTTATATTGCGATGATGGATATGGTTCTAATATTGAATCATTTGCATTGGGGCAATCTTTTAAATGGTTAAAGGAAAACGATAAAGCAATTAAGGTATTGATATCATACGCTGATAACGGACAAGAACATTTAGGTGGAATTTATCAGGCAACTAATTGGATTTATCAAGGTTTAAATACTGATATTGCATTAATGCCAAATTATGGTATCTCCTTATCAAACGACCCATATAAATGGATTCATAGTAGAACTGTATTTAGTAAATGGGGAAGTGGTAATTTGGAACATCTTCGTAGAGAAATTGGTAAGGATGGTTATAAGCAATTTTGGAGAAGAGAAGAACCACCAAAACATAGATATGTTCAAATTCTAGCTGCCGATAAGAAAGAAAAAAAGGAATTAAAAAGTAGATTAAAGCACGCAATTAGAGAATATCCAAAAGATGCGAGAGCATTCAACAAAACCATTCAGGAGCATACTACAATAGAACCTGAAACCGAAATAACTACCAATTTTTGGTAATTTAAAATTAATTTGTTATATTTGTAATATGAAATTTTGGAATACAGGAGAAGAAACAAACACAATCACATTCGATTATGATGTGATGAAAAAGAAGTTCATTGAGAATTTGGACTATCTTAAAGAAATGTCAGTAGAGGAGCAAACTCTATATAAGAAATGGATTGAGTGGAATGCTGATAGAGTTTCGCATATGAAACGTTTGCCAGTATTACAATCGTATTACGATTCACTATGGAAGCCTACCGATATTACTAACAAAGAATTAACTATTTCTGAAATAGAAGCAATAGACCCTTATGTGGAAATCGTAGAAGATGACCCAAAAGAATCTACTCGTTGGACTGAAATTCGTAAGTTAATACATACTATGGAGTTTTCAGCTAACCCTGGCAGAAATGTAAAAATATATGTTAAGGATAGAGTAAGTAATAAAATATTAGGACAAATTTGCTTAGGTTCTGATATTACATCATTAGGTGTTAGAGATGAATATATTGGTTGGACTAAAGAGGATAAGTTTGAAAAAGGTAAATTAAATTGTACATCAATTGCCACCACCATTGTATCGACTCAACCATTTGGTTATAACTTTTTAGGAGGCAAATTAATTGCAGCATTGGCAACCGCACCTGAAGTTAGAGCATATTGGAAAACTAAATATGATAATCCATTAGTTGGAGTAGGAACTACATCTTTATATGGTATCCATTCACAATATAATGGTATCCCACATTTCAAAACATTGGGAGAATCTAAGGGTAAGATTTCAACAAAGCCAGATGATTCGGTTTATAATCCTTGGCATCAATGGATTAAAGAAAATCGTTCTGAATGGTATAAGAAAAACATTATGGATGAAAGAGAACGTAATGGTGCAAATATGGGTTACGAAAAGAACGGACCTGTAAGTGGAATTAAACAAAAGATTATTCAGGCGATATTTAAAGAGTTGGGAATCAAAGGTAACGCTTATGACCACGGATTTCAAAGAGGGGTATATTTTGCCCCAATATACCAAAATGGTAATGAATTCTTAAAATCAAATATCGAAGAGAAAGATTTAATCCTTAATGAAAAATTTGCTAAAGGAAACGAATATACTACAAAATGGTGGAAAGACAAAGCCATTAAAAGATATACAAAACTACACGAAGAGGGTAGAATCAAACCCGAAGTATTGTTCTATGTTGATGCCATTGGTATGACGTGGGAACAAATGAAAAACCATTATTTAAAAGAAGTGGGTAGATAGCCCACTTTTTTTATGCTAAAATGTTTGGTAATATCAATATATTTTCGTATATTTGTTGTAAATAAAATTTAAAATATAAAATAAATTAACTATGAGTGTAATTCACGCCCCAAAAGGTATCAAAAATCAATACAAATTAAAAGAGAGTGATTTTTTAAAAACACCATCTATAATAAAAGTTGATATTGGTAATCAGCCCACGCACTATGAGGCATATCTTTACTTAATAACTGACATACCCACTAAAAGAAAATATTTAGGAATACATAAAAAGAACGATAAAGTTTATTGGACTTCCGCATCCGATAAGGAATTATTAAAACTTTTACAAGGAAGTGAAGGTAGAATTGAATATAAAATATTAGAGTATGGCTTTTTATCTGCAATACAAACGAAAGAGCATAAATTACTCTTGCAAAATAATGCAGCAAATTCCGATGAATGGTTTAATAAACAAAATGGATATGTTTATTCAGAGAGTGTAGATTATACAATAATCAATAAATTGATTAAAAGAATCAAATCCGGTGAATGGAAATCCAATACCAAAGAAAGTGTAAAAGAATTATTTGAAAATACACCAACGTGGCAAATTAGAGCCGAAGAATATGTTCCCGCATTACTTAAAGAGTTAAAAGATATTTTAACTGCGGCTGGTAATAATACCGATAAATGTAATCCAATTGTAATTTTAGAAAATAGATTAAATGGTAAAATTTATGATGAAACGGATTTAAGAATTGATGGGGCACACACATTAAAAGCTGCATATGAAGTAGGTTCTCAAGAAATACATACAATACGGATACCTGAAGCAATACATAAAGTATTAAACAATACCGAGGTTGAAGTATTGGCATCATTTCTAAATGCAAAAGAAGAAATAATAAAAGAGCCGAATTCAAAGGAAACTGCTGCAAAATTTATTTTCAATCGTTACTTAAAAAGTAATGAAGATTATAATTCGGATTCTAATATAGAATATCTGAAAGGTTGCGGATTCCAATCTTCAACAGATAGAAAAAAGATTTTGGAGATGGCAAAGGAGATGATTAAAACTTATGATAAAGAAACTAAGTTTAATATAGTTCTCATTGATTATAAGGAAGCGGATAGTGATATTTTAAATAAAAAAATTAAAGAATTAGAATCCGACGTAAAATTA